TGATCAAGGATGGGCATCCAATTCTTTTCGCAATATGCATTCGGATCAATCGGAGTTGGAATACGAAAGCGAGAAATTTCCTTGACCGATTCAGGAGTTACAACTATCTCAGAGAGTTCCATGCGACCCTGACCATTTGTGGTTGTATCGCGACGAACACCAGTGATATACAGTTTACCATCCCAACGAACGATTCGAGCATCTTCAAGACCCACAAACTCCCACTTAGGTTCATAGGTATCACCAAAACTCATATCAATCTGTGTGACACGAGTAAGATCAAGATCCGAGGCGTTATTCAGTTCACCATAATAATTCGTGGTGCGAAGATGCTGGTCATTCTCCGGGTGCAGATATGTGAGTGGTCCCCAAGGATGCAAAAACAGTTTGTTCTCGGAATGATAAAAGGTGTAATTCACGTGGCGAATGACAACTCGCAGAACTCCATCGTCATTCAGAATCGAGGGATTCATAAGTCCAGTACCCTTCGTGAGGTTTGCTGGCACAATTAACGGTTTGATGGCACCGCCATCCTGCAGGGCTAATTTAACAAAGTTTTTCATAATATGCTTAAACTATATATTACATTCGTTTGAATGTAAATTCAATTATTACACTTTCTTCATCATTATCCTATTTACATCATTCCCGCGAATGATTAAAATCTATCTCTAATCTCTTAAATAACAATACCAATCCGCTGACCCTTCACCGTGGTGTTTGCATTCACGGGAGAAACTCTGAGTACAAGAGATGATCCAATTAGAACGGCCGAGACTGTTCCAAGAGTTGCACTTGATGCAATTGTGGCATACTCTGTAATATAAACATCAGTGCCATCATGCATGACTAGCACTTCGGTTGACTGATAACTTGATCCCGCAGTCATTTGAATTAAATACTTGGCGGTACGATAATCCGCATAAGGAAAGGAATCAACGCTTTGATTCGCGGATGTTGTAGTGAGAGCCGTACTAAATGCAATGACCTCACCTCCACCCACGAGAGGGTTGGCTCGAATTCTGACAATCTCATCAACTCCGCCACTTACAAACCTGCGTAGATACACATATCCATCCGCAGTATTCAGTGCAATCTCGCCGACTTCAAGTGATGCGGTGGTAGGAGCCGTTCCCGCAACCGCATTTCTCTTATGTTTTAAAATAGTTGGCATAATTATACTTATACATCCACTCCACCATCTAAACTAAAGATTCAATTAGAATGTTCCGCCATCAAGTGAATTTGTCCAGGCGGGTACTCCAGCATTTGAAGAGAGGAAGAATCCAGAGTTACCAGCTCCTGCAGATGCAACTGCCGTGACCTGAAGTGCGCCGGAACCATTACCATATAGAATACCATTTGCAGTAAAGCTCGATGCTCCAGTGCCGCCATCCGCCACAGTGATATCGGTAATTCCCGTGACTGAACCACCAGTAATTGTAGCATTCGAAGAACTAAGAGTGACATTCGTGACTGAACCACCAGTGATTGTAGAATTAGTAGACTCAAGGTCAGCAACAAGTGTGGCAACAGCATAACCAGTACCCGAGGTGTTAACCGTTGTTGTTGGTGCTACCTGAAGGTCTTTAAACAATTTCCATTTGCCATCCGTCGCATCACGATACAAACCAGCATATTGATCTTGAGTTCCGCTAGAATCGTAGAGACCAAAGAGACCGATATCGATCGCATCTGTTGCATCATTATCTTTCGCAACAAATACCAATGGATCCGTGACAGTAAGAGTAGTAGAATTGACCGTTGTAGTATTACCGGAAACCGTAAGGTTACCCGCAATCGTCACATTGTTTCCTGACATTGTGATTGCAGTAGAACCGTCCGATGCAAGAATGTCATTACCACCAACCTTAAGGTCACCCGCAATCGTAACATTTCCAGTCGCATTTACCAGAGTAATTGCTGTCGTGCCATCCGATGTGAGAATGTCATTACCACCAACTTTTAGATCGCCCGTGACTGTAAGGTCATTGCCAATCGTCGTTGTTCCAGTTGCAGCACCAATTGCTGTTGCTGTAGATGCACCGAATGCTGATACCGTTGTTGCAGTTGTATTAAAGACCGCAAGAGTTGTACTGTTCGTGAGTACCGATGTTGTGAACGTTGGCGTTGTACCAAATACCAGAGCGCCGGTTCCAGTTTCATCGCTAATAACGCCTGCCAATTCAGCAGAAGTTGTTGCAGCAAACTGACTCAGTGCTGAACCAATGATTGCCAATGTACCACTCGTTGGCAGTGTCACATTTGTTGTACTCGTCGTATTCAGCGTCAGCGAGTTTGAACCCGTCGTGACGAGTGCACCAGCCAAAGTAATATTTCCGCGTAGGTCAATTGTGCGTGCCGCATCGTTGACCGTGAGCAGAAGAGTACGTCCAACCGATAAGTTTTCCGTATTGCTTAAAGTAAGATCAAACGGGCCCGTGCCCGTGGAACGAATTCCGAGAGATGTGAGACCAGTATGAGTACCACCAGCAATTGATGGCGTGACCAATGATGGGCTGTTTGTAAATGCAACTGTTCCTGTTCCACCTTCATCAGTTAATGCTGCCGCAAGATTTGCAGAAGATGGTGTTGCCAAGAATGTTGCAACGCCGGTACCGAGACCACTAATACCCGTTGATACTGGAAGACCCGTGACATTGGTAAGTGTACCTGATGCTGGAGTTCCAAGCACAGGAGCCGTCATGACCGGCGCAGTGAGCGTCTTATTTGTAAGAGTCTGCGTATCCGTCAACGTTGCGACTGTGCTATCAATACTAAAGGTAACTGTATCCGTCGTTGCACCGGATGTAATGACACTGTCCAAACCATTACCACCCACAAAAGCAAGAGTATCCGTCGCAAGAGCAACAGAGGATGTTCCTGTATCACCACTAATACCCAGAGTGGTTGTAATCGATGCGGTCGTTACACTTGTAATTAAACCCTTCGCATTGACCGTAATGATTGGAATCGATGTGGTTGAACCAAATGCGCCAACATTTGCATTAACAGTGGCAAGAGTAAGTGCTGCTGAGACTGCGGCTGATCCGTCAACAGATGCGAGAGAGGCGGTAGCATCACCCGTGAGTGAAAGAGTACGAGGTGTCGCCCAGGTCGTGGCGGTTGTCGCATTTCCACTTAACGCCGCGCTAATTGTACCCGCGATAAAATTACCAGAGGCGTCACGTTTTACCAGAGTTGATACTGTATTTGCACTTGTTGCTGCATTGACGATATCGGTGTAGTACTTACCACCGATCTGAACCGCCTCAACATGCCCCGAAATAAGCTGACCGATATACAGCCTATCACCGGTGCCTCCCGCAAGAAAGGAATATGCTTGCTCGCCAACCGAAAGTACGTCGGATGCCGGAGTAGCCGTTGCTGTGCTGAATTTTGTTTTGATGACTGTGCCGGGCATTAGAATGATCCTCCGATGATACTTGTGTTAGAATTATTAATCTCTACATTAGAGACAAATTTATGTGTTGTGTTATTGTAAATAAGCATTGATCCGTCTCCGAGATTGGTAAGATCGACGTCTGTTAGCTGACCCAAGGATATATTATTCGTCGCCGTAACGCTATTCGCTTGAATACCGCTCGCGCTCTTGAACTTGGCTTTAACTGACGGATTTAATGAAAAATTGGCTCTGATTGCACTCATGGTTTGGTGACTCCTGGAGAGATTTCAACCTGACCTTCAACGACGCGAGTGACATTGCCAGTCGATGTCTGTACCACCTCAACATCATACCGATATCTTCCCGCCGCAAGGGCGAGAGTTTGCTGGGCAGTGAGGCTCACGGTAATCGTTCCATTGACTGCGCTTAAAACTGTTGCAGTAAAGGCGGTAAATGATGTGGATGAGTAGCTTTTACGAATCTGACCTCGCACGGTATATCCTGCAAGGTTAAAGATAAGACCATCAGATCCTTCTACGGTAACCGTGGAAGAAAACGTAGATCCCTGATCGATTGAGATGTTAGCATATACGGCCATGAGTTGTTCTATTTATAATAACACGGCGATATGCTTTTAGATGGTATAGAACGAAAGATTAGTCGCTATACTGTATTGTATCTCCCTCTTGAAGAGGAATTAGCTCTCTTTGTTCGTTCATAAGCCAGAACATATCTCCGACTAAAATTTCTTCGATGATACGGTAACCATGGCAAGTAATTCTTTGATCTCCGCGAACTAGAATGAGAGTACCTTTAGAAAGGCCACCCTTCCTTGAAGCAACGAACGCTTCGGGTAGAGTTACCCGAGTAATATTTGTTAAAGTTTTCATTAGCATGCTGTAGATCCACCAATGGTTGCACCTGAGTAAAGACTCACAGTCCCATCCCAAGCACACGTTGTTGAAAATGCAGACTGGTATGCAGCGCCAGGATCATTTAAATCGTCATCCTGGGTAGCAAACCCGCCATAGCATGTTGTCCAGGAAGCCCCTGCATTTCCACCCGGCCCTCGTATAATGTCGTACGTATAGCAATTGTGCTTCTCCATAAACGCATTCGAAATATCAGAGCCGTTTGTCGAATATCCAACGTCTCCAATCTTTGCCGTCGATCCTCTGGGCTCATAACGGTCATTTAAATCTGTTCCGCTAACGTTATAATTTGTTGCACCGCCCGCGCTACCGGATCGGGCCATAAATTTATTGTCCAGATCAACACCGTTAACTGAAAAATTTGAAGGCATTGTGATTATTTAGATTCTAGTTTTTCAAGGCGAGCAAGGATATCTTTCACAGCCTCGATGAGTACTGCTGAAAGACGACCGTAATCAACTGAATTTGCCATACCTTCAGAATTGAGGCCCACGATTGCAGGAATCAGTTGCTGAACTTCTTCCGCAATAACACCCACGTCATTCTTTACGGTACCATCTTTACGGTCATATGATACACCCCGAAGTTGTTTTACTAAGTCCGAAGCACCTACAAGAGTTATAACATTGTCTTTATATCGAAGTGATGATGTTGCATTGTAGCTGCCAGCAGTCACCGAAGCAAACGTTGGACTATTTCCAGTTCCTACCGATTGGTTAATTGTGTAGGCTGTAATGTTGCTTGCGGTACCGGTCGTATCTTGATTCCATGTCGGAACTGTTCCAGTTAGACCGCTATATGCAACATTCGTTGCAGTTGCTGCATTACCTGTGCAAGAGCCGGATGATCCCGTTGTATTTTGATTCAGAGTTCCAATCGATCCGCCCAAAGTTAAAGTACCACTTCCTGTAATTGATCCAGTGAGTGTAATTCCGCTTACAGTTCCCGTTCCAGAAACTGAGGTGACCGTGCCTGTATTTGTAGTATAACCAGAAGGATTTGTTGAGTTGTATGGAGTAAAGCCCAACGCAGTCGTCACATTGCCCGAGTTGATCCCACTGATGTAGCCGCTTGGATTTGTTGCGTTATATGGCGTAAATCCTAACGCAGTCGTCACATTGCCCGAGTTAATCCCGCTGATGTAGCCGCTTGGATTTGTTGCGTTATATGGCGTAAATCCTAAACCAGCCGTGATCTGACCGCTCGATACCGTATTGCCAGAAATGCTTGAGACAGTTGCCGCATTACCAGAACAGCTCGATGAAGTTGATGCATTGCCACTCAGTGCTGCTGTAATTGTACCCGCACTAAAATTGCCCGATGCATCTCGTAATACAATCTGATTTGCTGTATTTGTACTTGCCGCTGTAATTGTTGCACTGTTTGCCTGGCTTGTAATTGTGGCAGCATTTCCTGTGCATGAACCAGATGAACCGGTTACATTTCCCGTGACGTTACCCGTGACGGCTCCAGTTAAAGGTCCCACAAATGATGTGGCTTCTATACTACGATTGAATACAAATCTATTCGTGCCATTTACATATAGCAGTGTTGGACTGCTATCGTATGAACCAATCGTGAAACCCGCACCATTTGCTGCAGAAGCCGTAGCAGCATCTTTTGCAATATTGATATTTAAATCCGCGATATTTAAAGTACTAGAATTTACTGTAGTAGTTGTACCTGAAACCGTAAGATTGCCTGAAACCGTCAAGTTTCCTGCAACTGTGCCTCCGCTGCTGATCTGAAGATAACGACCATCTAAATCTACTGATGCTAATCCAGTAATATGCCCATATGTATCCAGCGTAATATCCTGAATTACAGTTCCAGCCGAATTGTCAACTGAAGCCTGGGATGACGTATTATTGTGCGCAATGCTAACAGTTTTTGATACATTATCCGTAGTGATTACAATTCCGATAATGCTATCAACAGACGCCGCTGCAAGATTCAGCGTTGCCGTATTCGTTTCGGCAGTAACTGTTGTTTGTCCTGAAACTGCAATATTCTTAAAGATATTCTGCGATGAACCTTTATCCGTATTTGCAAGAGTAATCGTGAGAGGGTCAGGAGTATTCACTCCAAATGCTGCTGAACCAGCCTCAGTAGCATTCACGCTTAGACCCGCTGTACTGGCTACTGTGATCAAACCGTTATTACCCGGAGCAGTTGTACTCGTAATCGTAATTGAATCTGTGGCCGCATTCGTTGTAATTGCGATATTACTACCCGCAACTAGATTCACAGTGTCGTTATTTGTGTTGGCCGACACTGTGGATTGACCAGTGACTGCAAAGTTCTTAAAGATATTCTGCAGTGAACCTCTATCACTATTTGTAATTGTAATTCCTGCATTTTCCGACCCTGATCCAGATACCGTAATACCATCACCAGCCGCTGCGGTTGCAATATAATTGCCTGTTGTATCAGTTCCAAGAGCAACTGAGTTTGCTCCAATTGTTGTGGCGAATGATGCGGTAAATGGGCCCTCAGTACCTAAAGCACCTAAATTTGAGAGAGTGGCAGATCCGGATCCCGTTACGTCACCCGTCAGAGTGACTGTGATAACGGGCGAAGGCTTGTTATAAAGCGTATTAAAGTTGGCAGATACATCACTTGAACCAGTAAGCGTCGTGGTACCTAATACCTGAAGATTTCCAGAGATAATTGTATTACCCGTGGCATCATCAATAGTAAATTTGTCAACCGCACCTGAGGTCTGAACTTTAAAGTCTGCACCTTTTACGGTCAACGATCCGTTTACCAAGGTTGAATCATCAGTAGCATTACCAAGAGTCGTACTACCCTGAACACCAAGAACACCTTGAATACTTGCAGTTCCCTTAACGCCTAGATCTCCGCTTATTACGGCAGAAGCTAAAGATAGAGGACCCTGAATATCAACGGTGCCCTGTAATGTAGCTGCACCTTGAACTCCGAGAGAACCTTTAAGTGTTGTTGCTCCCTGAACGCCTAATACACCCTGAAGATCGGTTGCGCCCTGCACCCCGAGAGTACCTTGAACCAAAACATTGCCCGAGAATGTTTTATTGCCATTAAAGGTAATACTACTGTTTCTGATTTCATTTGCTGCACCACGAAGAGTTGTTGCAGTGAAGTTAGAAAGAGCCTGTACACCAATATCACCCTGCAATTCGTTCACTGCGGCGGTCACATTTGTACGATCCACAGTGATCCCAGCATCGAGTAGAGCAATATCTCCTAGCTCAGTAGATACTGTATTGGTTTTTGTGCGCCAGGCCTCAAAGGTATCTGTACGATTGACAATTGTTAATGACATAGTATGTTTTACTTAGAAGAGGTGGACGCTGATAATAAAGATGAAACGAGAGCTTTAAGCTGGTATACTTCGGATTTTAAATTTTCAAATTCTAGAGCTTTGCTTTTTTCAGACTGTTTTGCGGAAATTCGATTCAGATATTCGTTTCTATTGGTATTTATAATGCCATTCGAAGACATATCTCTCTGAAGATTTTCGTGATCAATGACGGTTGCTCTTGGCATATTATTACGTCAATGCAATTGCTCTGAAGTTTCTAAGCGAAGGAACCTTGGATGAATTAGTAGAAGTCAACGATATTTTTACCGCAAATGCAGTAAATGCTGCAGGATCCACGTTGTATTCAACTTCCGAGAAGCTATTGGGATTGTCGGAAATTTTAATAGGTGATACCGGAGTAACGGGTCCAACCCATGGAAGAGCATCAAAGTTTTGATCCAGAGATGTTTGAACCTTATAATAAAGACCGATTCCCGCCTGAGGAGGATTATTTGCGAGAACGATGATACGCAGTGTTTCGGCAGGTTCGTTTAATTCAATTTTGCGAGTAATGTATTTCGACAGAGTAGATCCTCCTGAAGAAGCAGTTTCTGCAACAAAGGAAATTCCATGGCCATCCACGTCATTAAATCCACTTGCACCAGTTGCGTCAGGATTGTCAATACGATTTGCAATTGTAATCACAGACATACGATCTAGATCAATAACAGGACTCAGATTATCACGCGGCCCAGAGCGAAAGAATTCACCCTTCAGGAAGTAACTTTGACCGCCTGCTGGGAAACTTGCTGCAATATTTGGCGCAGAAGTAATTACTTGAGGAGTGCTAAATTCTGATGTGGCATTCACTCTCGTTTCAACATATGCTGCCAATGTATGCTGCGATTCTGTACCAGCCAAAGATTTACCCGAAGTAACTCGAGTTGACCATTGAATGTCCGTTGAAGGAAGAATAAGATCCTGAACAATTGGATTGATGTAGTTGAATGTTTTATTCTCTGTTGCACGTACTGCAGAGCCTCCAGCTCTTCCAGTTGCATTTGCCGTGGCTGAATTGCTTACAATTACATCAATCGTATAACTATCCATGGTTACTGACTGAATTGTATGCGTTGCATTTAAATCAGCAATGAGAATGTTATTCAATGCTGAGCTTGCGGTTGCTGCAATTCCAGAGAATGTGACCTTTGAGTTTGCAAAATGGCCATGATTCTTGTGGAATACTCGGATCACCTTTGAACCTGAAACAGTATAGATTGCATCAGTTCCGAGAAGTCTTGTTGGAATTTCAGCATTGTGAAAGACTGCAACTCCAGGTTGATCCGTAAATACGCACCGACGAATTACAAACTTAATGTCTTTTGTTTGTTCCGGAGTCCACGTTGAAGCGTTTGCCGATTTAAACATGACACCATTATAAGGTTGTTCAGTGATTCGGTATGTTGTATTCGTGACATCATTCTGCCCAAGTTCTGCCACCCACAATTTATATTTGTCCGAATTAGTCATGACAACAAAACAGTATTCAACACCACCCGTAAGATACACGGGTGATTCAAAGGTGAAAGTTGTTGCTGTTGCCGCGGTTGAACTGAGTGACACTGCACTTGCAGCCTTTGTCACCTTCGAGAAAGGTACGACAGTCTGCGTAGGTGCGCCATTCATCATTGTTCGAATTTCTACAGAAACTGGAGCAGGAGATGTTGCAGATTCATCTTTTTCTTTAAAGTATAAATCAATACCGGATAGGAAAATACCACCCTCGGTATCAATTAAAATTGATTGGGCAAGAGGGTCTGACCAACGGATCCGACCGCCTTGCTCTTCATCCCATGGATCCGGTTCTGGAAGTGTGAAAACCTCTTCAGGTGGCGGCTCTACTGGGGCTGGTGGCTCTACGACAACTGGAACCTCGACGTCAACAGGAGGAACAGTGCTACGATCCCACGAATTAGTCAGTGATGTTATTCTATGCGAAACAGACTGAGTTGTATTTGAGATTGCAACAGGAATATCCGATACGGCTGAACGGCTAAACACCGGAACTTTTGTTGAGACGACCTGATTTTCCACTGTATTCATTAGCCCCTGCGCAAAATATACACATTCTGCGGAAGTGTCGCAGTGACGAGTGTCATTCGTTACGCTGTCCGTGAGTCTAAAATTCCGTTGGCCCGTCTTAAACTTAACAGCGGCTGTATTTGGAATAATAAAAGAGCCAATGATCTCGCCAACGCTATCACTAACCAACGTTGTGGCTCCATCCGGATGAGCAGTCTGATTTAAATAATTTGCTGTATTTGTTGCTGTCGAATATTCAACGAAAGAACTTTCCTCGCGAATATAATCTGCAAGACTAATACCATCAAAGAAAGCATAGACTCGAGTATTTGGCTTTAACCGGGTCGCCTTAAAGTAGATTTTCCGTGAGCGAATGAATGGTACAAAATTAATTTCAACAACACGATCTCCCATATTCGTAAGAACCGTATCGGGTACCACTGAAGTACGAACTCCAGATCGATTCAATGTTCCGGTTTGTGTGGCCGTGATTGTTGTTGCAACGTCTGTAATTACTGTGGTCGAACCGACGATACCATCTCCTGAATTTACAGCATTTGCAGTAACTTCATTGGCAGAAGAAGTGGTCTCTCCTGTCCAATTTGTCTGCCATTCATTCCAGACAGTACCAATTGCACCCGCAGCATCCGCCATCTGTATGAGACTGTCGTAAATTCCGGTTTGATCGATAACGACATCAGGCGCACGGAGTGTTTCTTTCCATTCATCCGAACCAGGTGAAAGAACTACGTCTCCGGTCCAAGAAAACACCATGTATGGATTTACATTCTCTGCGTAAGAAGCGTATGGCTGAGAAATATAGTTAGCGGTATAATAGTTTAATGTTAAAAGCGATCCAGTCTTTCTTACATTTGATGAAACGCCGGAATTAAAAATAAGGCGAAGATTGTCTTCATAGAACATTGGACGCAGGCGCCCTGCTGAACGATCCATTGATACGCTATAGTCGTTGTTTGTGACTGCACCTACATTTGAACCATAGAAGCTGTCTACCACAAATCCATTTTTAAACCGATTTCCGGTGGCATCAAAGATTTGAGTACTTGCTGTGTCTTTTTCCAGCAATGAAAGAGAGGTATAATATTCTAAATTTGTGACTCGTTTTTCAATTTTACCAATATCTCGCATCGTATAGCGCTTATTGTCAATCATTGTCGGAATCGTATCCGCATCGCTGAATGTATAAGCACCAAGACGAATGATGTAAAGAACCATTGCATCTTTCGGATCTTCTGGTGCAACTGGATTAATAGCAGAAGTACCCTTTACAACACCGAACTGTCCGTCTCCCGTAACATAAATCTTATCAACTCGCGGAAGATAATGTTGAATATCCGTGGTCATAATACTATTGGTCTGGAATAGCGTTACGAGCGAGGAGTTTGTTCCTGAAAAATTTGCACCATCATTTCCCTTTGTGGGTCTAAAATCGATGGCATCGCGCAGCTGAATAAATCCATTTGAAGACTGATACGATGGAATTGCACCGTAATCAACACTATACGAATTAACAGAGAAATAGTCTCCGCCGCCATGAGTAAAATTCTTCAAAACAACTAATAACTGACCCACCGGAGCTGGGACGTTGTACTTTAATTGAATTCGAGCTTGATCGTAAAAATTATCACGTTGACCATTATCGACAATATAACGATCCGTCACATTTAGATGCTCATTTGTTGCAGCTGTACCTAAACCTGGAGACATATAGATTGCACTTACTTCGAACAAATCTGTTACTCCAAGAAGATCGTAACTACCCGCAGCTGTGTTTGGTGTTGCAAAGGCGACATTTGTATTTGCAGAGAGAGTTTTAGTCTTTTCAACAATATTTCGGCGAGTAGGAGCAATAATGTTTGCGGTTATACTTGTTACGCCACTGTATGTGAGGGTGACGCTTGAACCGCCACCCACAAGGGCGACTGCGCTTGGTACAATGAACTCACCGCTATTACCACCGCTAGCGCGTACTGTTATGTAATCCGCGGGTGTTGTTGATTGAAAAATTTCGTTTGTAATTGCCGAAAGTGTGCATACAGAACTACCGTTAATGCTAACTGCATCAAACTTACGTTTTACATAGTATAAATTGTCATTCGTAATGTCATCGAGACTGCGAAGTGAATTTACAGTATTGACTGGTAATGCAAACACGAGTGAATTGTTTGATGTATCCTGTAAACCAGATCGTAACGAACCGGAGGGTATAACATCAGCCACATTTGCAGTGAAAGCAGCACCATATCCACTCTGCTGCAGAGTAACAATATCATTGTTAAACGTATAGCCAGCATTCATCTGTATATCGAACAGATACAGTTTGTAAATTGCTGCTGAAGTGTTGACTGTTCCACTTACATATTCGATGGCTCTTGCACGTGCAGTACCACGAACGGTCGTACCGCTATCTTTAAGATTGATTGTGCTAAAATTGACGATGTCGGGAAGACTTACAACTGTATCAATGTAAATATAATTTCCAAGAGGTAAAAGAGTCGAAGCTGCATTCAGGAAGTTTTCGTCACGAGCCTTTTCAACCTCAACATAGACAGTTGATTCACTTGCAATTCGATATCCCTTTACGTATGCAACAGAAGGTTCAAGACCGACTGCCAAGCGAGCATCTCCAAAGGTGTTGGCTGCGCCATCAGTAGTTAATTGAAGAGGATAGAGTGCTCTGAGTTGAGCAGTTGTATAACGTCCACCATTGCTTCCGGTATTGCGTAATTCACGCACATTCACCTGAAAAGGACGTACCGTGTAATTGCCAGATTCTTCAAAGGTTCTTTGGGCAAGAATATCTCCAAGTTCAGAGTATTCTGTACGTGCGGTTGCTTTAACGTCACCATTCTCGATCACGAGCAACTGAATGATATTTGCCTCGACTCGTGAGGAAAGTAATAATGGTTCTTTTGCTAGTGTCAGAGTAATCTGATAACGATGAGCTCCTGGAGCTGAAGCATTTGGAGAACCTGCCGCATTGTCAGTGAGGGTTGAATCTGTTGAAGATGTGACAACTTGTTCAAGGACCTTATATACGACACGAGCATTTACGTTCGTGGTGTATTTTTCTAGAATAATACTTGCAGCTGGAGTATAAACAAAATTGCCCGAAACGAAGAACACGCCTTCATTTACTGAAACCCGAGTTCCGAGGCCAGTCGGAAGAACTCCAGATGCAGTGGCCTTTACTTTAAAGAGCGTGGCTCCACTATCGCTTGCCGTAAGAACTTCTTCCGGAGCAAAAACGAGTGTTGTATTATTTGTTCCGGCCTTTGTGTACTTTACAAAAAGCGTAAGAGGATCCGGTGACGCTGTTGCAGTCACATCAAGAACTGTTGCCGTGACACCGCTTGTTCCGCCCGTGAGAACTTTGCCAATGACTGCGGCGCGTCTTCCAGCGGTGTCGGATGTGTATGACGCACCCGCATTTGAGAATGTAGTTTCACATTTAACATATGCAAATCCGGTATCCAGAGATGCAAGACCCCCGATTGCAGGAGAACCATCCTTAAAAATATGCCGACCAAATCGATCGATCTGAGCCTGAAGCGCGGTCTGAAGTTGTGTCAGTTCTCGAGTTTGTACCGAGACGCCTGGACGAAACAAAATCCTTTGATAGTTTTTTGTTTCATCATAATCATCATAATAAGGCGCAACATTGTATGTTTTAATTGGCATATTCGGAAATATTAAAATTCGGTGATAACCTTGATATCTTCAATCTGTGAGGCAGAGCGGTTAATCGGTGCACGATTTTCAACAAAGATGATTTTTCCAGAGAATCTATCTACTTCAGGATTCTGTAATGAAGCAATGACTCCCGTTCCAGTGCTGCTCTGGCCCGTGATTGTTTCCGTTGTTATAAAGGTTCCATATCCAGTTTTATCATTTTGATGATAACGAACAACACCAGTTGCACTATCCCACGAATCAAGGTATGCAACGGCTCCACTTGTTCCACCTGTAAAATAATTACCAACCACCAGAGCAGAAGAACCCGTGAGAGTCATGCCTTTCAGAGCCTTTAGCGTTGATGCTGTTGCGACTGTTGTAGTTCCGTAGGTGAATGGATTTTTCACAATTCCCAATTGGCGAAATGAGTTATTAATGATAAAATCAGAACCTTCTGCACCCGTGAGGCTTATGCTCAGGCCGCTATAAAATCCGCCTAATTCCTCAACTGGATTTGATCCATGACCATTTGCAGGAGAGAGAACCGCTCTGACTGTGGCCGCAGTTGTAAAACCACCACCGCTCAATACTACATTTGCAACACTGTAGTTAGATCCAGCATTTGTATTAAAGCCCGAACCAGTTGTTGTAACTGTTACTCCTGTTACAACACCACCAGCAATTGTTGCTGTGGCAAGAGCACCGGTACCATCACCAACTACTGTAACTGTTGGAGCAGTAGCGTATCCTGTACCGCCACTCGTGACAACATAACGATAAATTTTACCTTTAAGAGCTGCAATATTTGCATTTTGATTTGCATATTGCGTTTGATCAGCTTCACTTAGATCTCCAGCAACACCAACAGTCTTCGTCACGGTCGTCACTGAACCAGACGTTGACGATGTTGTGACAACCGGAAGTGTTACTGTTTTGACAGGAACGTAGAAATTAGTAAGGAACTTTACAGCATCCACCGTTGGAACAGTGTACATGTATTTCCAAAGATATCCATCACCCAGCAGAACGGGTGCAACTGTTGCGGTATCTACTGGTTTACTTGTGCTTGTTCCTGCACCAGCCCTAATGCACTTGTAGACCTTATACTCGTCGGTAATAATGTAATATGGTTTCGAATAGATGTCAGGATCTTGATCATCCCATGCAACATATGTGGCCCCCGATACCCATGTGAGTGAAATATCAACATTTGAAACGGAAGCATACCGTGGCATAACATTACTAACATCACCAGCACTAATTTTCTTTAATGCGGACATATTCTGATATGCGTCATTGATTTCAACGACAGTATCTAGAGGTGTGGGTGATTCTGAATCTGCGGTGGTTGCAAGATTGGCTGACCACGCATCTGATTTACCCAGAAATAGATAATAGCTGTTTGCAAGATCCGCGACGGAATCCTTGAAGTTATTTGCGTTGAGCGTACGGAAATGAGAAGTGATAATAGCAGCCATAGTGAGGATCTTTAGGGGATATTAGAGAGAGTAATGAGAGAACCTACGTTACCCCAAGGTATTTGGTTATTTATATCAGTTGAGTCCGCCTGTTCAATCGTATAATTTGCATAAGAGTGCATTTCTGTACCTGGATCAAAGAAATGAGCAATACTCTGGTATCTTTTTACTAACATTTCGGGATGTGCAGAATTAGCCGGAACAATTGGTATTTGATCAAACAGAAGGGTAAAGTGAGTTCCCTTGAATACTGTTGAATCATAAACCGCAGTCATAACGCCAAGTTTATGAGGACTGAGCAGACTAGCACCAGTAAAGATACTCCGAAGATATGCGGTATCAGCGTTCTTCTTTGGAAACGGGATCATTGCCTGAGGAACTACAAAAGACTGATTCCAGACCATCGTGGCAGTACCAATAGTACCAGCCTCAATTGTGCATAACCATGCAGTATTTCGATTCTGGACGGACCCGTGAGGAATAAACACAAATGCTGAAACCAGCTCATCACGAGTATCAGCGTCGGTGGTACGAGTCCATGCTCCGGCGTTTACTTGATAGATGCCATTCTCAGAGGTAGTTGTTTGATTCTTCACTAAAACACGATCTCCCGCAATTACAGCCAGACCGTCAATTGTCTGAGGGCCACTCAAAGTAATATTTGCTGTTGTTGCCGCAACACAACGTTCTTTTCTACTAAATGGCTCGCCGGAAATGCCATCGGTAAGACTCTCGGCAAATCCAACAAAAACCGGTACTGCCAAATCTTCATCTGAAATTAATCCAGGTTGATGAGTATGCATCGAACTATAGATTCGAACATCGTCTCTTCCATCAATGATATCTAAAAGTTTAATGTTTAAATTTTCGAGTGTGAGAGGAACGGTAATACCATTTATTCTCTGATAGCCAGATAACCACAGATCTAAGTCCTGAATAATGTCAACCGGAAAGGCATTTACGTTTTCAATAAAGATAACGATCTGACCAAAGAAGATAAATCCAGCAGGGTGTACTAAACGATTAAATTCATTTTTCCAGGTATCCGTGTTATTGCCCGTCTGAATCACGTAAGAAAATTGTTGATAAAAATACGAATCCTGAAGCTTTATGGTGTCCGAAAGAAATCCTTTGTTATCGACATAACCGCCCGAAGAATATCCCGTAAGCGTATTGCCGCTATAGTTTGGCCTCAACGCATTTGGATCCCAATTACCTGAAGATGGTATCAGCATATCCTCACGAGGGTAATATATCTGTACATTATCCTGAAAGAGGATTTTAAAAAATAAACGAATGGAATCAACCGAACCTCTTACGGAATAATACTGGAGTAAGCTTTTGTATAGTTTTACCTTGTCAATCTGTACGTTTTTAGGAATTGCAGCAGCAATTTCTTTTTGTAAAAGTGTCAAATATTTTTCGTCGACAAGGTCAATATCACGAGCATTGTTAATCGAATTAATCTCATAACTTGGATTCCCGGACAAATTCATGTAGTCGTAATAACTCTTCAGCAACTCAATGAGTGCTGCTGACTTATCGCGTAGACCCGAAGGAATTAAAGATTCTACGCGAGAAGTCTCTTTTCTTTTCCGACGAGTGCTAGCAAGAGTTTCGATTGAATACGCCATATAAAATATTACCGATGACGTGACGTTGTTGTATAGACCACAGCGCCAGAAGAGCCCGCAACCGCAATCGTATCATTTTCACCCACCACAACGACTTCTTGCAAATCAATTGAAAGAAGCTGGTTTCTTTTTGGAGCAATGTCATTTGAGTTCGGAACCACAGTAAACCGAATTGGCGTAGTCGTATCTGTTATAAACCCAGAAATCGTAATATTGCCTGTTGCTGCATATAACATTCCGACTTCCTTCACTTTTTCCACAGCTCCGTTCACAAGTTTGCACATGAAGATTTTTCTATCGTATGATCCTTCAACCACAAAATCTCTAAAATAATGTTCAATGCCACCCACCAAAAAGGCATTTGTTGAGAGTACAAATGAATCAGAAGAACTCTGATAAATCGGACCTGAAAAATTTAAATCAAAGTAATTGTTATTTGTATTGGATGGAGTGGCTTCTTTATACATGTAGACACGAATCGTAGAATTCAGAATTGAAGGTTCCGAAGTATCAATTTGTCTTAAGAGTTTTGAATGACGAAACACTCCATCGAATTTTAAAAGATCGTCATTGTTATACGCAATTATTGCTTCGCGTACTATTGTCTGCAATTCAACAAGAGCTCTATCTGTTAGATTGCCATTGTATTTAAAAAATACATCCAGCTCGAGGTAGGTATATTCTGGATCAACTAGAATAGGAGTGATCGAAACGACGTTTTTACCCGCAAGAACAGAAGATAAAATTGTAGTTTTCTCAGCGGTTGTAAGAGTTTCAGCTCCAATGGGTTTTACAGAAATATAAACCTTTCCGAAATTTGGAACAATATCATCTTCTCCACCCCATACTGAAATTGCCTCAACGTTTGCTACATTCTTTAAGATGATTGCACGATAGTCATCCGCCGTGACTGCGCGGTTCTGTGCAGTAAAGGTAAGAGGTGCATTATAGCGAATTGATTCAATTGATTCACGTACTCCTCCACCATATGAGTCTACGGCAACAGTCACCGCAATATTGCTATAGCCCGAGATGGTATCAACGGAAGTAAATAGATTGGCTCCGTCTGCAACTGTTCCATCTGTATAGACGTATTCGATCTCGACAATGTTATTTGCGGTTGGCATCTTGCCCAGAATACCGTCTCCAAAGTAAATCTCATAGAGTCCCTGAGGAGTTTCCTGTAAGTAATAAATCTGAGAATTCTCGTTGATATTTACGAGTGATGTAAATTGCGTATAGATTGAATATGAATCGGATTCAGTGTTCGCCTTTAATCTGACGCGCATTGTACTTGTATCAATATTTGCATCTGGAATTTCAAATTTCTGATTTCCAAGTGAGGTATCAACTCGATAGATCATTCTCTTGAGCGTACCCTGACGAACAGGAATATTTGTAAAAGTGTATTTACCTCCATTTATTGGTTCAACATGCGATTCAAGAGCAACAAAGTAATAGCGAACTTGATCCACAACAGTAGAAAACCGAGTTCCGCGTAGGATTGTTGCCTGATTTGCAACTGTAGATCCTGGAGTGACTACAACATTAATAACTGCCTTTGATGATGCCAATGATCTTGGAACATATCCTAATAGCTTTGCATGAGAGACTACATTTCCACGAATCTGTGCTGAATCTAAAAACGTCTCATTCAAAGAGAGATGCGCCACCATTGCATTATAGTGAGTATTATATGCGAGCACATCAAGAAGAACGGAAAGACCCGAGCCATTAAAATCCCAATCATTGTATTTTGATTGTGACCGAAAGTGGGCTTTGATTGAATCCTTGATTGCGGCAAAATCAAGTTCGGAGACGTTGAATGAAGACATATGGCAAAAATTAAATTAGCGGAGACGTGAGAGATAAAGCGTGATATCTACTTCAATGTTTTGGGATATCACTCGAAATGATAAATTTACGTGATATCTGTTTCTGTCCGAATCATCTATCACCTCCGCAATAATTGAATCGATTCGAGGTTCATTTTTTTGAAGAACTTCAAGAATTGATTGTTTTAAACGGATGATTGTAATGATATCAGCAGGTTCAAACAGAATGTTACTTAAATTTGATCCTAGATTTGGCCGAAATGGGCGTTCATGAAAATTAGTGAATATCAAATTTTTGACTGCATTAATAACAGCGTCAGTATCTGTTAAAGGCATAATATCATGAAAAATAGGATGGAGAGTCAATGACAGATCCAGGTCAGAATACAGACGCTTGCTCGAAACGACGGATGCTTTCTGACCCGATGTGTTATA